TGAACCGCCTGCAGCGCCGTCGTTTTGAGCCAAACAATCCGCGCATTGCGCTTCTGATCATCAGAGAACGCACCAAGCGTGATTCCGCCGTTGTCGTCTACGTAAACAACGCTCGCCGAAATGAACAGCGTCTTTTCCGGCTTCTTGAGCGTGCCAACGTGCGAGTTAGCAACGAAATTCTTGGACAGCAATTCAGTGAACAGCCGGCCCAGTTTCGGGTGGTTGTCCTTGTTGTCCCACGCAACCTTACGCAAAACGTGCAGCGGGCTTTCATATAGATTCACTTCGGGGTTGCCGTCGTGAACGATGAAGCACACGCCCGGATTGCCAACCCAGTGCGCGCACGTTACCCACCGACACCAGTCGCCAAACGCCTCGTTGTGACGACCCTCGCGGAAATTGGCAAACGGGCGATTCCCGTCTGCATCAGCGCCTGCTTCCTCATAAATCGGCAAAAGCCGAAGGCACAGGCCGTTTGCGAATAAATCCCGGCCAGCGGCCACGAGGACGTTATTCGTCTTTCCGTAAGCGTAACGACTCTTCTTTTTCGAGTCGCCGCCGGCCCCGATGTTGTGGGCCTTACGAAACTCAGGATCAACCGCCGCCAAATTTGCCGCGTTATAGCGTGGCATAACTTACCTCTCTGTTGTTGAGGGCCCAATTGCCCGTGTAGTAATCCTCGCAGTCTATCACACCACCAGACAAAATCAAGCCCCAGAAAACAGCCAATTCAGGCCAATTTTTTCGGCTTTTTCTGGCTTCAATTTTTCGCCCCAGTGGATGAACACATCCCTGTCCATGCCGAAGTGATACGGCCCAGCATTTTCGATCAACGTACCGTCCAACCTGCGCGGCCAGAACTCTACGTTGTCTACCATGCACAGCGGTATAACCTCGTTGTACACACGTTCTGCGTGCTCAATTGGCACGATCAGAACAATCGCGTCGTGAATCTGCAACGCGATTTGATATGAACCCTCTGGATGCTCGCGGCGGTATTGGTAGAAGTTGTTCAACGCTATCGATACCGCGTCTGCCACACCGCCTTGAATCGGGAAGTTCTGTGCTTGCCGCTCCTGCTCGCCAATAACTGCGCGCTCATTAGACCTCACAAATCGTCGGAGCCGACCGTAAGGGCCCATAATCCAGCCGGGGTCTTGCGAGCGGGCACGACACTCTGCCAGAAAATCTTTCGTCTTGGGGTACGACGAGAAATACGCGTCGATCATTTGCGCGCATTCATCCGGCGTGACGTTAACACCTTCTTCTTTACACTGCCGCGCGATTGCTTCAGGACCGCGACCGTACGGAATGCCGAAGTTTACGTTCTTCGCTGCGATACGCAAACCTTTCTTTCCCGCCGCCACAAGCCCAGCCTTTGTGGGTTCTACGTCGCGAAGATTGAAAGTTTTAACGGCCTGCTGCGAATGGATGTCATAGTGATCCGGATGATTTTCCGGCAGAATGTTTCGGCGCACGTGTTCGATCATATTTCTGTCTTGCGCCAGCCATGCAAGCACAGCCAGTTCTGCGCCGGTCAAATCCGTCTCGATTCCGACATGCCCCTCGGGAACACGCAGAATAGACCGCACGGGGTGCCGATACTGCTCGCCTAGAATGCGCCGGTAGTCATCTTCGCGACGTGAACTGAGATTCTGGAGCGGCGGACGGCTTGAACTTGCGCGCCCAGTTTCTTTGGTCTGAAACAGATGCGTTCGAACTTTGCCGTCGGCGTGCACGCAGCCGACGAGCCCCTTCTGATATGTGTAATTTCCGTTCTCGTCTGTTTCGAACTCGCCGTCGTCGTTCTCTGACGGTTTACGAAGAACCGACTGAAGAACCTGACTAATGAACTTGTAGTCTCGAATTTTCGCTGCCGTGGGATTTGCGTGGCCAAGAATACCTAAACTTTCTTTGTCCGTGCTTGGTGTTGCCGAATCTGGATTCATTCCGCGGTAGGCTAGTTCAGCCCAAAGTACCGGCCGCTTACCCGTTGTTTTCACCGGTGTCATGTTTAGCAGAAGTGCGTCATCCGGTACGGCCGGCGCATTTTGATATCTGCCGCCGAAACTAGCGCCAAACAACGCTACGGCTAGTTGCGGCTGTGACTTCGGGTTGAACGCCGGCCAGTTTAAGTCTGCCCGTATTTCCGCGAGCAGTTTGTCTTGCGTGTTCATGAACAACGTCGTTAGTTCGTCAGCCCGGTCACGGTCGATAACCATGCCGGTCATTTCCATCTCTAGAAACGCCAGAGACGCACTGTGCGCTGTCCAGTACGGTAGCCAGCAGTTGTGCCCATGCACGTCACAAGCCAGAAGCCCGTCTTTGCCATTTGTGCCGTAGAACCGCATTGCAATTCTGCGGGTCACGTCAGCGTCGTACGAGGCGTACGGGTGGAGAATGTAAGCCGGGCAATTGCCGTAACCTACACCTTCGCCAGCGCGCAACTTGTTCTCGGTCTTAAACCGCTTCTTCCACTTATCAAGTTCTTCCCAGTACGTAGGCGCTGCTGTAAAGCGCATGGCGCACTCATCGAGGCCATATCGCGCACACTCGTTAATGGCGTGATACATCAAACTGGTATCCCAGCCACCATGCGCTAGATCATCCGGGTCGTTTGCCGGGCCGTACTCGTCCCGGACATCGACGCCGAAATTGAGCAACCACGGCAAGTCAGCCCGAAAGAAATGCCCACCAACGCGGACATGCCGCGAAGGGGTGCTTTTCAGCAGTCGGAGTAGTTCCCGCCGGATGACGTCAAGACCCGGATGAAATGCAATTTCACCATCTTGATGTCGCAGCACAATCGTGCGCGCCCACTTGTCTTTGTTAGACAACTGAATCGTACGCAAATACGCACCGGGCTCAGTTGGGTACTCGCCGTGCCACTCGCAGTCGATGGCGATGATATTGGCATTTGGCGTTGTGTCCGCCACCATCTCATTCACCATCTCAACCAGCGCTGATTCGGTATAGATATCTGCGTGATCTACTTGCTCTTCTGTGTAAATCTGCTCATCCAGCATTGCTTTAAACCGGGCAATTTGACCCTTGAAATCTGCGGTCGATTCCGGCTTATGCACAACATAAGCCGGGTGCATAATCGACATAACCTTGATTTCTCTGGCTTCGCCGGCTGCGTTTACTGCGGGCAAAGACAAAACACGGCCGGCAAGCCCGGTTACAGTTCCGGTCGTACGCATGACGGCTTTTGTTGCCTCGTTACCAAGGCACAAAATGTAATCAGGCTCAACGAGTCGGATTTCCTGCTCTAACAAAATCGCGCAATCGCGTATCCACGCCGCAGACACAGTTGTAATGTCTTCTGTCGGCGGGCTGAATTTGCAGGCAAATGTTACATACCACTGTGTGTACACGGCCGGCGATATACCGCACTCGCTCAGCATGTTTGCCAGCAACACCATTCCCGGACCGACGGTGTTATTACGGCGGCGTATTTCATAACCGCCCGGAACTTTACCAACAACCATCACGCGCGCTTTCCGCCGCGGACCAAACTCGTCATCACCGACGACAGAAAACTTTTCACCCCAAACATGCCCGGGAAAAAACTGAACGGCCTCTAAACCGTCTTTGAACAGCACGGGCATCGTAAATTTTGGGTCATACAGCGCTTACCGATACAGCGCCGTTATCTTTTCGCCGGCGGGTATGACCTTCTTCTTTTTGACGGCTGCCATATCGATTTCATCGCCCAGCGTTACGGCGTGCGCGATGAAATCCGGGCCGGCTGGCGGCATACCCGGCGACGACAGCGGAACAAACTTAAACACCGCCGCCGTGAAATCTTCGCTGTCTGAATCGTATAGCGCACGCGCAAGCCGATGCGTTGTAGAAATCGACATTTCACCCTCACAACAAAAATGACAAATCTGCCGTGACATCTACGGCTTCAGCCGCAGCCGACAAAATCTCAAACAGGTCTTTTCTCGTGTAGTCTGCCGGATCGCGGGAATCTGGCAGTATGACGGGGACGACTGTCACGTTACGCGAGATAAGTTGTGTGACTGCCCGCTCTAGTTCTTCCTGCGCGTCATTGTCCAACATGACAAACACAGGTTTTCCGTGCCATGTAGTAGCAATAGTGTTTTGCTGCCACACGGACAACGTCTTGCCGAAAATACATACGCCGGCAACACCTAAACGCCACACGCTGGGCACGCCCTCGACAACAACTACGACAGGCTGACTGCGCGCCACATCATAGTTGTAAAGCATCTGACTTTTTGGGGTGCCCGGCGCGTTGTAGTACTTCGGCGAGTACTTGTTGCCGGGGCCGACAATACGACCCTGCCAGCCAATCAGTTGGCTGTTAAAATAGATAGGTATGTAAATCCGGCCCTGCATTATTTTGAACCGCGCATTGCTCGCGTTAATGCAGACACCGATTTTAAATACCGTATCTAGTTCTGCGACATCAAAGTTTCGCGACTGCAGATATTCCACGGCCGGATGATAATCCTGCAATGACTGCACACCGACGACTTCGCCGGGGCTCTCTATCGTCTTGTGCGTTACCACAATAGGCGCGGCCCGAATCGGAGCCCGCGGGATTAGCCGCTTATTCGGCCCAAATACGATATCTTCGAGTTGCTCCATCCGGCCGGCTTTTGCTACGCAATCAGCGTTATAGCAAACAGCCAAGTGAGTATCCGTCCGCCGACCGTTCGCCACATCAGCACCATATGTGTGATTAATCCACAGTCGGTGGCGTTGATCTTGGCAAAACGGACAGCAGACGCAGTAGTATTCGCCCCACTGCCCGCGCTTTACAGTCTTTCCGGGCCGCAACGGATCAACATAGCGTTGAACGTTTGCTGGTGCGCCGGCGTTTGCAATTCTGACCTCTCCAAATTTGTGCTCCAGCAAAGAGTACAGCAATGGATTCAAAGGGTTTATCTGTGGCGCAGCCTCTGCGGCCATGTTCATACACACTCCTTACGACAAGATATCGTCACCAAATGTGTCAATGTCCGATGCGCTTCCTGATCGGGCTGCCTGAAGCGCACGTGCATCCGCAACACTGACGGGTGCAATTTCACCGCGCTTGAGTATCTTTCGCGCAGACTCCGACGCCGTGTACTCATCATTGACTAGATGAATATCAACCACGTTGTCGTCCATGCGAATAAGCCCGTATGGCGTCACCGGCACACTAGCACGAATTTTGGACCAGTAAATAGTCGAAACGCGTGTATCCTCGTCACGGGTATTAATACATATGCACGAGTGTAGATTCTCGGCAAATGCCTTTGAACCCTGTGCGTCGAGATGTGTGACGTATCGGTACGGTGGTTTGTTTTTGATATCACCACCGGCCAACTGATGCGCCAGCATAACCGTACACCCAAACGGCACCGCTACGGTCGTGCGAATTGTGTCCGGCAAAACCTTCATCGGCCGCCAAACCTGCTCCATGTTTTTCGTGCGATTATCTTGCGATAGTTCACGGTCTAACATGAGGCCGGCATAGTCAATTGCCACTGCGCCGATATCCATGTTTCGCAGTTCCGACAATTGCTGCAGTACAGCCGATATTTCTGGAACACCGCCCGTGCCGTGATTCCCTGACTCCGTGTTTGCCGAAAAGTCCAAGAAGCAGAAATGCCGGTTGTACCAGACAAGCATGCTTTCCCAGCGCTCCCGCTCGCCGAATATGATTTCGCCGTTTTTGTTTTCCGGCAAATTCATCTCGTACGATTTTAAGTTAGCGCTGGTCGACATGTTCTCCCAGAAATTCGGGTCGTCTACAAACAAGCGCCGATCAATGTGCGCCGCCGCAGACCAGAACATGTGATTGAACTTTTCTGCCCCGTCCTCGTAGCCGATAAACACGGCTAGTTTGTTCTCGTTGTGGATGTAGTACTGCTGCGCCAGACGAATCATCGCCGTGGCCAGCAACGTACTTTTACCGCCCTGATAAGGGCCGAGAACACCGATGATGTCACCGCGGCGAAAACCACCGATGTAGTTGTCGATCCACGGTAACGTCGTCGGTACGGCTGGCGGCGGTAGTTTAATCTGCTGGCCGAAAGCCGGTGCCGCGGCTGCGTTATCTACAACCCGCCCAAGATACTCAACAGACTGCGCTGTTTTTGTCCAGCGCTCAAGTTGAACATCCAAATTCGTGACAGACGCATCACCGCCGCGGTTCAACGTCTTCTGCAGTTCCTGCTGAATGAACCGCGTTTTAATGAACCGCCGAAGAATACTTTCTGTGTATTCGCGCTCGGCGCGTGGTGATGACGTACGTGTTGTTGATTCAGCCGCATCTGAGTACGCCTGATCAATAAAACCGCCGTCACCAACCAGATCAACAAACTCGTCGTCATTCAAAGAAATCGCAGAACTAGAGCGCCAAGCGTTCAGTTCTGTCACCAGCATGTCCCGCGTTACAGCGCCGTGCTTGTTGAACAGTCCACGAAGGGCTGCAAACAAATAGTAAAACGGCATCTCGTTGTGGTCGGCCGAATAAAAATGCTCCGGCGCCAACCCAACGCGTAACGCGTCACGCAAAAGATTTGGATACCGCATCAAATCGCGGACCATAATCCTTACTTCGTCATACGTCAGCGGTTTATCGCTTATGTCCTCGCCGCGATTTTCATTCTGCATTGTATGCTCCCCAATGCCGCCGAATTTCACATACGGCAGCACGCAGATTGTCCGTAACCCACCAAGATATGTCTGTTTCGTTTGTTTCGATTAAGTTGTCATAGACAGCCTGATGAACTTCATAATCCAACGCCGCCCGCCACAAATAACGCTCGACGCCGCGCTCACAGTTTGCTAGTGCGGCAAACGCGTGTCGAAAAAATGGCGGGGCTGTAACGTAACTTTCGTCGCATACGACGTAGAAGTTTCTTGCATCTTCTGACAGATTAAAGTGTTTTACGCTCAGCGTTCGCGATTTAATCGTGTGCGCCGACAATAAAAATTTCTGCATCAATATGCGCGGCAAATCCGAGCAATATTTGACGTAGAACTCAGAAGACTTCGCCGAATAGAGCGACGACGGTCTTATTTCTGGGATGTGCTGCGTGCTGGACGTTAGCGCCACGCTGGCAATCGGTGAAAAGTGGCTGTGCACCCACATGCCCGGATGCGCAGAAAATTTCCCGATAACCCGCGCTGCCTGCGCCCACTTACTGCTGTGGTTTACGCCGAACTTGTCTTTGCCGCCGTCGTAGTTTGGGCGGCGTCTGGCGTGGGCTGGAGCGTCCCAGTCAACTACGCGCTCGTTTAGATAGATGAACTGGTACCGAATGTACGCAACTAATTGCGGTAAAGATAAACTTTCGTACCAGTTGGAGTTCAGCAAATCACTCTGTTTGATCGTCTCGATTGTTGTGCCGTTCATAGCCGGTTCGCCAACTCCGTGATGCGTCATGCCAATTTTGCTCCCATCCAAGGAGTTTGTACGAATTCCGCCGACCAAGGCTTTTCCTGTAGAAGGTCGGGTCAAACGTATCCATGCAGTCGATTACTTCACCAAATTCTTTACGTACACCCTCGGGAGATGTGTAAACACGACTTACGCGACCGGGTCCTTGAACGTCAACAATATCGCTGTCTCGGTCATCGGCACGAACTAAGACGTTTAACTGTTCAAAGTCCACGCCGGTTGCCCAAACGTCTGTAGCGATAACGCGCCTGAGCGTGCCGTTTTCAAACTGTTCCCGCATTTCGTGTTTTTGAATGTCCAGCAGAGGTTTGTAGTCTTCCGGCAGCAGTTTCTTCTTTTTGTATCCAGCACAGTCGTAAGGCGTCATATGCGAATACACCAGTTTGAAATCTGGTAACTGCGCACCGAGATAAACAGCGTGCTCGATGGTCTCAACAAGTATCAAAATCTGATGCGTCTCAGGATACTCGCGCACGGCGGCGGCTATGATGCCATTTCGCTCATAGTTTGTCCAGATGCCGTGCCGTTTTCTGGCCACGCGATTTCCGTAGCGTTCTGCTGGATTTGTTCGCAGCCGCATGGGTAGCCAGTTGACCCGGACGGGTACAACTAGCCCAAGTTCCACAGCCTGCTGATACGTCAGTTCAAAAACCATCGGACCAAATAACGGCTCCAGTACATGGTGCGCGTTGTCCATACGTGCGTACGGAGTTGCGCTCATGCCAAAGTTCCGGCTGTTGCGATAACGCGCCGCAAGCGCTGTGGAAAAATTGATCGTGGCCAACTGGTGCACTTCGTCAGCGAACAGAAAATCTGCGTCGCCGTCGGCGTGCGCGAGGCTACCAGCAGTGATTACGGTCACGCGTTCTTTTTGCTTCCAGCCATCCCCAATCATGCCCACTCGCGGCAACAACCGTCGAAGGCTGCGCACAATTCGCTCAGCCACGTCCACTGATTTGGTCACGACGTCAATACGCGCTTCCGGAAACAGAAGCGCAGCCGCACCGATCAGCGTCGTTTTGCCGAAGCCTGTCACGGCTTTGATGATGCCGCACGGCACACGCGCAATCGTCTGTAGGCACTCTTCCTGCCGGGCACGGAACTCGATTCGACCACGCAGGTTCTCCCAATGCGGCACATAGCAGTTCGGGCGTGGCCGGGGCGGCGTTGTGTCGATCATGCTGACGGCACAACCGTACTTGCGCAGTCTTGTGATCATGCGCGCAAGATATCCGTTCAACACGACAATCTTGCCCGCATCCACACGAAAAAGTTTGTACTCCGTCGTCTGGAAAAATACGCGCTGCCCAGTAATTGGGTCTCGTCGTGATTGCCCGTGCACCTGTTCGACGTGCGAGTACTTTAAATCGTGCGTGAGCCTTTTAATTAGTGCTTCCGGAAGTGCACTGCCGTTCGGGCCGGAGATTGTCAGTACGTTCTCGCTCCGGTTAATTAGCACTGATTGTGCAAGCATTGTATTAGTCGTCTGCTCCGGGTCCGGCGGCCGGTTCGACTGAAATGACCTCAAATGTCCCATACTTTTCCTGCGAGTTGTTGAACGGAGAAAACCCTTTGTACCTCCCAACAATTGTTAAAAGGTGCATAAAATCTGCAATTGGAATTTCATCCGGCAGCACGGCGGACAAGATAACTATATCCCCCGGCCGAAAAGCCTCATGCAGCGCGTAGTGACTCTTTACGCTATTTTCTTGCTGCGAAATAATCGTGCGCCGCCAGTCGTTTCTAGGCTCGCCGACGACGATCGGACACCAATCGATCTTTTTCACTTCTGCGTAATGCCGATTCGCAACCTTTGCGGCATATCGCATGCACGATAGCCACGCAGACGGCATAAACATGACGCGATTACTCGGGTCACGATCGAAGCAAAATACAACCTGTCCGTGTCTTCGCCGTTTCGCCGCGCCGAGACACACACGGTTGAAACGCAACTGAACAGTTACTTCTTGCATGTGTCGTCGGTGCTTTCCATGTGCTTCGTGTACGCCGCGCACTCCGCCGGCGACTTGAAAAACAAGTTGGGCGCAAACAGTCCGTCTTTTTTGCCGACGCGCGTTTCCAGTCCGGACAGCCAGTTGTACCGCAGGTACCGAATAAAGGCTTGTGAGCCGCGGAGGTCGCCGCGGACACCGCCTCCGGCAGCGGCGTGGATACGGTACAGGAAGTTTCCCGGCAACTGCAAGTCAACGCTCTCTACCGGCTGTGTTTTCCACGCGGCCAGCACATTGGCGTTTCTGACTTCCCGGCGCTTGCTGAGCAACTTCTTAGGGTCAGACACCCTATTTTGTACCTGCGGTGTCAAACCTAAATACAGTTCAAGTTTGGCCGCGCGGTCGGGTGTCCGGCGATCGACGTACCAGCGCGGGTCAATAATTGTTGTCAGCAGTTTAACCGTATCTTCCTCAGATATTGTCGGTATAAATGTTAGCGCCTTGTGGGCGGGGTGCATTCGCCAGTACGTCTGCATTGCCATATCAAACGCGAAGTTTGTACGCCACATCCGCGCCAACATGGCATATGTCGGGTAATCGTGCATCGACAGTGTGTGCCAGCCACCCGCGGCTGACGCAATCGACACCGCGCGCATCCGTAAAAGCACCAGCGCCGGGTCGTTAAACTCGGTAGCGGCCTGCAGAATATTTGGGCCAGCAACTTCAACAGACCGAATTTCGCCCTTGTATTGCCGCAAATACAACGACGATATTAATTCGGCGTTTTGTGCGGTTCCTAAAAGCCGCACAATAGAGCCAAATTTTGTTATTACCGGCGACAGTAAAAACGTGTCGACAATCTGTTCCGAGTTGACGGGCGGGTTGATACCAACGGCGTACCAAACCCGCCCGTCATTTGCGGTGTGAACTTTGATAACATTCTCATCCATTACGCTGTACATGTCGCAACTCCGGTGCTTCAAGTTCTATTGTAGACTCAAAGAGATGCGACAAATTTGCCGCGTGCGTTACAAGTAAACATTGTAATCCGCGCGCAGTCGAAAGTTCACGCAACCGCTCCAACACAGGTGCTAACGCTTGAATACGCGGCTGATCCAAAGACGCAGTCGGCTCGTCCAAAGCCAGCAGTCCGATTTCTTCGGCGAACATGGCGTTGACGGCAAATCGAAACGCAAGAGCCAAGACTGTTTTTTGGCCGCCGGATAGCCGCTGTGCGATCTGCCGGCGTCCGTCAAAGAACTCCGCGATGAAAACTGGTGTGCCATCGTTAGAGACCCTCACGCTGAAATTCATCTTGAACAACTGCAGCAATTCGTTAATTGCCGACTCCAATCGCTGCAGATTTCGTTGCGCCACAAGCCGCGGAGCGTTTTTGAGCGCTTCTCGTGTTGTTTCCGCGATTGTCGTCCACGTGCGCAGTTTCGCGGCTTTGTTTTCATCGCTAACGGCTGCGTCGTATTGCTCCTGCAGCCGCTGTAGATCAAAAACCAGTTGTGTCTTTTTCGCCTCCAGTTCCTGCCGGCGGCCGTACTGCTCACGGTAGTGCGCCAGCCGGGTTTGCGCTAAATGCGCGTCTGCTTGCGTTACTTTGATATCTGCGATGCTATTTTCCAGCGCTTCTTTATGCTTTACACATGTGTTGAGCGCGCCGGATAACTTGGCTTTTGCCTCTCTGGCTTCCTGCACCAGCGGCAACCACTCCTGCCGTACGCGCTGAAACTCTTCGTACCCGTTGACCGTCTGGTGCAACTCGTCTTCAGTATTTTCAGGCGGCGCGACAGCCCGCAGTTTGGTCTCAGCGTCGGCAATCTGTTGGGCACGGACTACACGCTCATTCTCGCGTTTTTCCCATGCCACACGAGAGTCGACAAAACCCTGCACGGCCTCTAAATCTTCTTTCGCCGCTTCCACAGCCGCGAGCAACTCAGGCAACGACGCTTTGGTTGTCTCCAGATAGTCAGCAATATTGGCCGTCGGGGTGTGGCATGTTGGGCAGGCCACAAGCCCGTCGTCGCTGAACACCCTGAGCAACTTATTCGCTTTGTCCAACTCGTGCTGCGCTGTGTGCTGCCGCTCCTGCGCGCTAGACAATACGGCTGCCGGCACAGGCGCCGGCTCTGGATCGCCCTCCCGGCTTTGCCGCAGGGCTTCTCGATCGGCCTGCAGCCCCTCACGGGCCTTGGCTACGTTCTTGTAACTCTGCCAGTGCCCAAGCGCGCTACGGGCCGCTGCGTACGCCGTCTCCTGCCCGTTAGCCGCATCAGTCAATGCGGCAAAGTCGCTCTCGTACTGAGCAGTTGTTTCTTCCGCCGTTTTCAGGCTTTGCCGGTATTCGACCTCTTGCGCCAGAACACGCGTCAGGTCTTTGCCAGCCTGCTCGCGGCGCTCCCATGCGGCAATCGTGGCCTGATCGGTTTTCTGCGCGGCCAGAAACGACTCAAAGGACGGCAACGGGCTGATTTGGACATCAAGCGCGTCGATCTGTTTTTGAATCTCGTCCTGTTGCTGCTTTAACTGCGCCGGAGTCTGCACTATCTCCGGAATAGATATCTTCGCCATCGATTTGCCGATGACGTCTTGACACTTATCGGCTTTCGCGGTGTTAAACAGCCGCTGAAAGAATTTATCGGTGTCTGTCTGGTTGTCGTCGATGAACGAGAAGATTTCGTTCTGCGCAACGATGACAAACCGGCTGATAAACTTTGCGTCTACGCCGAGAAGTTTTTCGATCCCGGCAGTGACGGCCTTATCGCCGCGAGCGACTTCTTTGCCATCAACCGTCAGGATCGACTGCTCTTTATCGGGGCGTAAGTGCCGCGTAACAACAGCGAAATGCCCGTTGTGCTCAAACTCAAGTTTTGCGTAAGCCGGCTCATCCGGCTGCGCATACTGTGAGATGTTGTCGGCTTTTACACCGTAGTTCGGGTTTTCACCTGTCAGCAACCAACGCACCGCGCCAAACAAACTGCTCTTTCCAGAGCCGTTTTCGCCAAGGATGGCAACAAGTCCGCGCGTAAACGTGCATACCTTATGCCGATGGTGTACCCAGTTCTTCACTTCCAACTGCAAGAGTTGCATCTTCGAGTTCTCCGGTCATGTGTTTGGAAAACTGTTCATCAAACTCTTTAGCAATATCCTCTGAATTAAGCAACGCCGCGCCAAGTTTGTACGCGTCCGTTTCTTCCCCCAAAAGGTCGCCAAGGGCCGACAGCAAATCATTTTTGGCGGCTGTCCTCGCCGTGTTCTGCCGCGGCTGCATACCGCGATCTATCAACGCTTCGCAAAACAGGTGCGCTGTTTCGCCAACCACGGTCACAATTCGCAAATAAGCGTCCGGTAAACGCTTGTCGAATTTGACCCGCACAATCGGTTTACTGATGTCGGCGGGTAGACTGCTGTCGGTCGCTTCTGCGATATTAGCGGCCAATTTGCCGGCACACAGACTGTCAAGTAAATCTTGACTGTTCACGATGTATTCTATAAACCGACGTGTTTGCAGTTTAACGCCGCGGAAGTCTATCGCGCCTGTTTCAGTGCGCTCGATTACAAAGAAAAATTTCTCCGGGCACTCGCCGTTATCCTGCATGCAAATAGACCCGGGACTCAGCATGCGCACAGGTTGATTCTGCGCGCCGACGCCCTCCACAATCTTTGTGACATGGAAGTCGCCAGCGAGTATCGTCTGTACGCGATGCACGTCCGCAAGGTCGCAGTCTGTGCGGCCGATATTCCCCATAAAGTCTTTCCAAACTTGATGGGTTACCAGTATCTCGGTATCCGGATGTACTTTCTCAAACTCACGCTGGATATCGCCGCGGGGCAGCCAGTCGAGACCAGTAACCGCGGCGCCATTGATATCAAAAAGCCCGCCCAGATGCATGTGTTTCGGCCACGGGTGAACCGAAAGCCACGGCGCATTTCTGTCGTACTCGTGGTTGCCCTGAATGTAATACACCGGTACGCCGGCGCTTTGCATTCGGGTTAGGCCCTCGCACAGTTTGGCGATAGGGCGCGCCTGATTCTGTTTTCGCTCAAGCACGTCGCCGCCAAGAACCAGCGGCAGTTTGTGCTCAATGCAGTAATCAACAATCTGTCTAAAACTGTAATACGCGTCGCCGTAAATACCCGGCCGTGTCGACCACGCGCCATCTTCAAGATGTAAATCAGCCGTAAACACAAATAACGGTTGTGTGCCGGATGCCATACTTTTGCCAACTCCTAGTCTGCAACATCGTCGTCTTCATCAACCCAATAATCATCGCCGTCTTCGTCATCTTCGGCGAGCCACGCGTCGCCTAAAGCGTCGGCCGAGGGACTAAATGAGTTTGGCGGTAACTGCCAAACGCCCTCGTCGTCGAGAAACTTGGTTGTCCATTTGATATTTGGAAACAACTTCTGCATCGCGGCGATATATGCCGACAAGATATTGTCGATTGGATTTACAGCGGTAGCCTTGGTGTCGTGCTTTACAAAGTCTGAAAAAGTTTTCTTCCAGCCTTTGGGGTTGCCGCTAAAAAACCCAACGTCGTTTTTCTGCTTGTCAACGGTAGAAATAATCTTGAAAAACGACAGCGTAAACAACTCTGCCAGTTCGTCTAGCGTCGGGTAGTCTTTTGGCAGTCGCTTATTGCCGCGCGATTTCTGCTTTTCATTCAGTTGATCAATAAAATCTTCGTGCAGCGCCGCAAGGCCAATTGCTACGCGCGTGGCCTCGACAATGTCTTTAATGCCGCACCCTTTCGGGTTCATTAGTTCGATCACGCTATTGACGAGGAAATACTCGTCGCGTAACCGCGCTACGTACAGTCGAATAAACTGCCGCTCCCGCGCATTGAATTGATCGGGGTTGAACATGTGCCGGCCGAGCAGTTTGACAAATAGCGTATCTGTCGTTGCGTCCGCTGAGTGCATACATTCTACCCGTAAATATCAATACGCAAAACTAATTAGACTGCTGTGCTTGTCTGAATTTTTTGAGCGCGGCTATGGCTTTTCGGAGTTCGGATTCTCTTTCGTCGGCTTCGAACATACCGTCTCCACGAGTGTCAGACTCGTAAACAGTAGTGCCGCCATGATCCGGATAATCTGCGCGAAAAAAACCATGCCGCAACCGTAAATAGCCGATTTGCGTATCCCCGTCAAACACGTCGTATTGTTCGGGGCACGCTATGCTCGTGCACACCAATTTCAATCCGTCAAGTTCGCAGTCTGTTGGGTACATCACGCCTCTTTTACAAAAATGCCTTCGGGGGTGAGATAGCCGCGACGGTCCTTGATCGTGTCATAGGCGCCGGCTAAACAATCAACTGGCGAGATACCCTGCAGTTTGCAATACAACAGTAGCGTCACCAGTACGTCGCCAACACCGTCTTTAATACCATCCGCGTCTGATTTAAGTGTGGCGTCAGCCAGTTCGCCCAACTCAGACATCGTTTTCATTAGTTGGGCTGTGGGGTTACTGTTCGGAATAATTTGACGATCTGTTGCCCACTGCAAAACTTGCTCTTCCAATTTGGAAAACTGCATAGCGAATTTTTGCTCCAGTTCGGCTATGTATTCAGCCGCTTCTAATACAAGTAAAGCACTGTCGGCGCGCGGCCTGCCTGCTGCGTGTAATGTTAAACGACGAACAATGTCTGTTGGCATATTATTTCGCTCGTTTCAGCAAACTGACCTTACGCAAAATACTGCGTGTGCGGTCATTCATTTTTTCGAGTTCTTCGCCAATGTTTTGAGCGCGATCGATTAAATTGTGCAATTCGTCAGTCAATTTTCGATGCTCTTCAATATGCTGCCGCAGTACGCCCTCTACGCTGGTTACGTGCTCAGCCTGCTGCGCGACAACAGCGGTTTTTGTTTTCTGCCACGTACTACCTGCTGGTTTCTTCGCCGACTTTTTCACGATATTCGACATGTGTGTTGCCTTTCTATTGATCAAACCATGTGAATCAGTTCGTCTACAGAGTACCCCCATTTCGGACTGCACCACTTTTTCTCAGACGGTTCGCCCTTGGAGTCCCTGTGTACGCCGTGAGCCCACGCGACATCAGCGTCTATCGCGCACAGAAGAGAAACACGCGCAGACTGAAATTTTGTCGTGTCGTCACACGTCAATACTGCCTGCAGTTCTTCGTCGTCGATGTACGCCTGCACAATCCGAATCTTCTTTTCGGGCTCATACGGTTTGACGGGGATATCACCGCCAATTGTGCGCGTACGTCGAACCTCGATGTTGTAGCCGATGTCTGGGCCCTGATCCGGTTCCGCTCTGTGCAAAACAGGATGCCAGTACGGCCCATTCCAGCGCTGGTTTAGATAGATACTCGTGGCCAGTTCGCACAGACACGACGCCGTATTGGCTTCGATATCTGTCTGCAACCTTTCAGGGGCCATTGTGTAGTCAGGCTTGTCTACAACTTTGCCGACATTGCGCACAGTGCGCTGCGCGCCGGCATAAGCGGCCCAATCAACCTGCCACGCTTTCAAAATAACGACTACGGGCTTTGGCGCCGTTTTTGGTTTTACTGTTACCGTGTCTAACGCGTTCATGCTATTTACCCTTTATGGTGCGGCATTGCTGCCAAATTCAAAAACTACTACCAACTGGCATAAAACACATCTAAACCCGCGGATTTTGTGTGCTCGTTTATTTTGTGCTGGTCAAGTTCCGCAGTACGCTTTCTCGTAAGCGTCAAACTGCTGCTTGGTGATAAGCATGGCGAAAAACCAGCGATTCCTTGATGTGCCTTGCCATGTATTCGGCTGGGTGTTCGGCAATCGCAAAAGTTGCGTAGCCGGAGCAGTACGGGTCCTGAGTTGTGACCAACCAATACTGAGTCTTGGTTTCCATCAGCCTTACCTTTTCGCTGTAGTGCGAATCATTCTGGGTCTGGAGGGAGCGGCCGCCAGTATGTAACTGTTACGCCAGCGGCCTCTGCCGTGATGTTGTCGCCCTCGTACAGCCAAAACTCGCCGCCAATAAAGTAGCCGACAGCCTGCGAACCGCAACCGTCTCGGTGATCTAGGTATAGCAGCACGTCTCCGCGCGCGGCGTCAGGACGAAATTCGTCTACAGAAATCCATCTGTCAGACCAACTCATTTTGTACCTCTTGATTTCTGTTCGCTATTCAATCTAGGTATCGCGGGTCCGATCCAGCAGGCCGCGCAGGGTGTCTCTGGCGGATGGTGCGGCTGGAGTCAGGTAATGCACGTCCGGCGTCGACTCGCTTTCGATAACGACCTCCAAGGCTCGCCGCTCCGCGTCGGTGAGCGCGGCGTTCATCGTCACCGTCACCACTTGGCTGCCGTCTCGCTTGCACAAGAGCGACAGCGTTGCGTCCTGCTCTGCAAGGCGACGAATCGCTTCTTCCAGTTCCGCGACTCGCAGCCGTAGTATCTCCACCGCGATCTCCGGGTCGCCCAGTGGCCGCTCCGCCACAGAACCAGCCGATGTAACAGACCGCTCATTCTTGTCGCTCATGTGTGCCGCCTCCTTTGTTCGCGGCTGTTGATCTCGCGTGTTCTGTGGCTACTTGCTGCCGCCAAGTTTCTTGCTCCTGATCCTGTCGCCGCTCGTCGGCCCGACTGGGTCATGCTTGGCGTCAACCAAACAGTCCACCGGCGGCAGGAACTCCTTCATAAACTCGTACTTATCTTTCGACCAAGAGGCAACTTCATCGGCAACCTGCCGCATCCCCTGCATGAGTGAACCGTTCGCCACAGAACCAGCCGATGCAACAGACCGCTCATTCTCGTCGCTCATGTGTGCCGCCTCCTTTGTTCGCGGCTGTTGATCTCGCGTGTTCTGTGTCACTCCGTCCGCTCGTAGCCGTCATCACTTCACCTCCGGCGGCGCGTGTCGCTCCAAAATCCCGTTCAGGCGATACAGCACAGCCTGAATATCGTCCCTGTCTAGGCTGACATGATCCAGCATCCACGCTGAGTAGCCCTGCATCGCGTCGCGTATTGCGGCACACTCCTCTTGCGAGAGTCGCAGGATCGCAACCTCGTCGCGCAGCCGCTCGTTCTCATGAACAAGTTGCCACGGCACTAGTTTTTGCTCGTCAGCCATTAGTTCTCCTCTAACCATTTTGCAACACGCAGCAACCATTCCGCAAATTTTCGACATTGTTTTGCGTTAAGATGCCACGCATCAACACAAGGCATGCCTGTGAAATGGTTAAACCACGCCGTTCGCATGCCATCGCCCTGCGAAATTTCTCGTGGTTTTGCGCTGCGCTTTTTTGTCTTACTCATTGCGTTCTCTCCAGATCATATCTCCAACAATTCACCCGGAATCATTCGACGAATTTCTTCTGCCAGTTGCCGCTCTTCGTTTGTCGGCTCGCCGTGTTTGAGTAGGCTGCGGCAATGTTGGTCTATCGCCCACAACGTCGTCAAAGCCTCGCGGCCGTGAATAGCCGCATTGAATTCAGACTGCTCGTCTTCTAGGTCAAATTTCAGTGTTGCTTTTGGCATATCACCCGACCCTTAAATAAACCTTTGTGCGTTTTTGCCGTTTGTTTGCGCCAACAGATCGCGCATAGCGGCGGCGCGGGCTTCTTTTTCTGCGGCATCTGCACTACTGTATTTGTAAGTTGAAAATTTGCCGTTTAAACCAAACGCCCAAAAATCACCAAACTTAGATTTGACTAGTACAAGATGACAAGAATAACCGTGAACCAAAACATTTAAGTACAGATTTCCTTTTTTCGACGCCCGCCACGTAGCGCGCTGCAACGCTTCAACTTTTTCTTTCTCTATCTGTGCCGCTCGTTTTTTGCGCCGCAGCAATCTTGCCGTTTTATTCCGCAGTTCGCGCTCTCGTCGCCGAGGATTTACATAATCGTCTGACATTTTTTCAGCGCAAACGCATCCAACATCGAGTTCAATGTTGTTCTTGGGGTGCGACATTGTGTGTACGTACCGAATATGTTCGTTTCCGCACATTTCACAAATGGCGTCTGCGCTTTCGTTATCGCGCACGGAAATGAACACCCAACCTTTGTGCGGTATGTCGGGTTGATTCCAAAGATTTTCTGTCGTCTCTGTTTTGCTCATTTTGTTACTCCCACCAAAAATGCCCGACTAGGATTCGAACCTAGACAAAGGGAACCAAAATCCCTTGTGCTACCGTTACACCATCGGGCAGCGCTGGCGTCCTTGCGTTAACGACTTCCAACACACACTTTTAGGAGTCATCTTGGTTCGTGCTGTTGGCTTCGCGGTTATGGCCCACTCACGACTAGGGCGCCGGTGGCGCCGAATGAAAGCAGCGGCCTTTTGGGGCGCCGGCGCGCCCGCTGGCCTTACTTAGTCGCGATTACTGTTGTTGTCGTGAAAACTGACGAACTCGCCGCCGTCGTCGGTGAACAGCAACCCCGGCAGTCCACCATTGCTGTTTGCGGCTTTCTTTGCCAGCCGCTCCAACATCTTGTAGATCATGTCGCCGCGGCGCTCGCCAAACTTGAAGCCCAGCACGGCACGCACAGACATGGCATCCGTGGCATTAAGTTCGTTGTCGCTGTCGTTGTCGTGATCGTCGTTCACAAAACCACCAAAATCAAAATTGGACGGAAGCATGGGTTCCTCACAGCACGGTTAGAAACACGGGATTTTCAACTAAAGGAAACAAGTAAACCCCGCGAACAGAGAACGTCCGCGGGTAGTCGAGGCGCATAAGCACCTGCTCAGTTTTTTCATCGAAGACGCTGGCGAACATCTGCATGCCGGTTTCTGCCGGTTTGGCGTGCAACAAAATGACGCGTTCGCCAATTTGAACTGGGATCACCAAGCCCGGCTCGGCTGCAGTATTGCTCGCGTCTTGTGGGCTGTCAATAGCATCATGCAGACCAACAAGTTCATTAACAGGCCGCCGCACCATCTCAGTTACGCGCGTCGGCGCACCGAATTGCTGCCGCGTCTCTATTGCGTCAAAGACGGGCAATGAGATCAGTTTGCGGTCTACCAAATCCTTCGCCAGCCAGTACGTATACGCCAACAATGTTGACGGCACGACATGCCCATCGCGCACGTTCAGCGTTGCGAGATGCGGGTAGTCTTTTGCAACTTCTACAAACTCGCCACTTTCAAGCACGATGCTCAACTGGTCGTTTTCGCCAACGAACGCAAGCCCGCGCAACTGATGGCTGATTTTACCGGTTGCGTAAACATGCCGGTACAGCACAAACCTCGCGTCTAGTTTGCGCAGATCGTCGTCTGATAAGACTTTGCTATCAAAAACGCGAGCCAGCATCTGAGGCTGAAAAATCTCTGGCGCCGGCTTTGGCTCTTCGGGCTCTGCGAGTGACTGCAGAATCTCGTTGAACGTCGTTTCGGTGGCGTAGTCTGGGTCTTCTGCCAGCACGTTCAGAAACACACCAAGCGCCTGCAGATACGTGGCGTGCGAATCGACGTCATCGGCTACCAGATGCGCAGACAGATCAAACGTCAACGCATCCCACTTGATGTTGCCACACGCTGTCAGAAACGAAGCCAAGTGATACACACCACCTTGACCGGCACACGCAAGACTCAAAGCGTCGATAAGTTTTGTGGCTAACAGTGCAGCGTGCGTATCGCCGGGTAGTTTTAAATCGCTGATTAGTTGTTCAAGTTTTTGAGAGGGTGCCGAGTCGTTCATTTAGAATTCTTCCACTGTACACTTCATCACAAGCCCGGATTAAACCGTTTACGGCAGGAGAGTAGTAATCCTGTAACACAAAGCATTCGCCGCCAAGTTTTGCGACGCGAGAATCAATATCGCCGATTGCGTGCGGCCCAATTAAGCCAACGGCAAAATCGCCGGGGCTGGTCGTTACGGCTGCTAGTGTTTTTTCTAGCAGTTCGATTGCTCTTTGTTCTTCGCCAAAGATTAGAAACACACCGCCATTCAAGTCTTTGACCTGTTCCGCAAACAACAGCAGATCGATGTATGCAGCCACGCCAAGCGCAGCCGCGGTCGCCAAGCCGTGCCTGTTAGGTTGCAGGTGCGTCGGCGCTTCGCCAATGCTTACGTGCACCGTGGCGGGTACGTCATAAACGTGGGCCGCGTAAAACAAACTTCTTTTGCGTAAGTCTTGTTTTGTTAGCGCCCACTTACCGACAGCCTCGCCATAACCTATGCGGTGATGGTCGGCGAGTCTGGCAATACGCCCGGTGTCTGGAAACACATCTGGCTGCGCAAGCGTAATGTCGACCTGCATAGCCGCCTCAGTGGCAGACACGGCGGTTAGGTATTTTCGTTTAACGCACTCACGCATTGAAATACCAGCGCCTGCCATGGCTGCATATTGCCCAAGAAACATCACGACAGGCCGGTCGCAGGAGCGGGCCGCGTGAATACGCTTTGCCAACGCTACGTGGCTGTCAGAGATGTTGGAAACATGATTGTCCGTGTCAAACGTTTCTGGCATTTCAATGCCCGAGGGGTAAACAGGCTGTGTTAAGTTGTCGAAAACTCGATAGGCGCTTTTAATCTGCTCGTCGCCTACGCTTTCGAAATCGTCCGGATATAGTTTGTGCGGCCGCGCATATGGTTGCCCGTCGCCAAACAATAACCAGTCCGCGCGAACGTTTAACTTATCCACCACGCTCAACACTGCTTGCAGTGGGAGCGGGCGCCGGCCGAGCAATATCCGACTTAGATGTCTGCGTTCGATGCCGGTCGCCGCGGCGAAGTCTATAACGCGCCCGTGAAAGCAAAGATCGCACAGGTAGTGCAGCCGCTTGCGAATCAGCGACAACTGCGCCGACTCATTCTGCGTCTTGTCCGCCTGCTGCCGCGGCTTCTTTGCGGGCTCTGACATTAGCCGCGTCCTGTTTAAAGTAGCGCACTAGTTTACGCACACCAACCAACCGAAAAATGCCGGCTCCGCCAATTAATCGGCGCGCTTTGCTGGCGCACAACACCGCGGCTACCAGTTCTGCATTCCCGGTGAGCAGTTCCACTGGATAGCGACAAAACTCGCCAAGCATGTGAAATAGTTCGCCGCCCGGGATATCAAAATGATCATTTAGTACAACAGTTTGGTCGTACACGCAGTCACCGACGCAGGGCACGTCCGCTACTTTTTTCTTTGCCGCGTGCACAAAAAACTGACGCGTCTCCAAAACCCAATCTGTTCCAACCGGGTAGACGTTTATGCGCCACATGTAGCCAACTGTTTTGCGCATGTGTCGCGCTGTCGTAGCGACGGCGTTTTGCTGCAAAACAAGAGCGCCAATCAAACGCTGCTCGTATAGGTTCTGCTGCTCGTCAGAGCAACCTAATACGACATCAAAATTTGGCGCTGGTATTGTTTTGCGATAAACACGCGATCGGACAAGAAACACGCTGTCGCGATTACGCTGTGCAAACACACGCAGTTGTCGGCGCACGTAACGATACTGCTGCGCTGCCTGCCGCGCAGCGCAAAACGGACAAAACAATGGCCGGTTACAGGCACGCCAAACTTTCTCTTTTTTCCAGCGGAAGTAGAGATAGGTCGGCCGGCAAAACAACATACGCCGAAATGACAACTCAAAGTTTTTGCTGTCAAATTTGGCGTCGTTGTAATTGCGCGCGTCTGTGTTAGGCAGCCACAGTTGCCGACTTATCAACTCTTTCAGCCGCATCTGCCAAAGATTACGCACTGTGCGCGTACGCCGGCAGACGTTTTGCATCGTCTTGTCAACGACACCGATAACAAAATGCTGGGCAAACGTCTGCGAGGCGCTGCGCCCAATGCGGCTGATTTTCCAAGGGAACAACCTGTAGCGATTAATGTATTGACTGAAGTCAAATACGCTCATTGCTGGTGTTCGCCCTCGGGAGCCACGTCTTTTTCAGATTCGACGGCCTCGCGGCCAATCCGAATGCGCTCCCGGACAAGTTCCATGCCGACTTCTGCCTGAACTTCCACGAACGGCAGCGTCTCTTGAAACCTGATCCATTTTGTGGGCCCGACGCCGCCAATATTGATCTCGCCGGGCTCTTGGTCAGAGAACTCTTCCATCTGCGTGACAGCGGTCGCCGACTCTTTGTCGGCAAAAACCAGCACGCGATTATCCTTGTCGGAAAAGAACTGCGTGCCCGTACGGTCAACCACGACCCAACGAATCGGCTCCTCGCCAAAATCGATGTACGGCTGGCTTTGCGGTGCGGGGGGCATAAAGGTATCCCTGCGGTGTTTGAACGCGTCTGGCGAGCAGCAGTGCTTGAATTTCTTGCCACTGCCGCAAACGCATCGGTCATTGCGGCGTACGATGTTGCCGCGCCTAATTGTGCTCATAGCAGCCTCCAGTGCCAAAACAGAAAAGATAGCCGATCAAACTACGCCGTCAATAGCGTAGCCAGAAAAATTGGCGATTTGCGCGGACCTAGTGTAGTCCTTCGGACTACAAGGATTCCGGCTGGGTGGGGAGCCGGGAAATCCGATGATCGGGGAATACGTGAATTTCACGATGGTGAACCTAGGCAATCTAGTACAAAATCACTGATAACAAAAAAGAAGCGCACGGGGGCGAGGTTTTACCCCCGCCCCCGCGCTCACTTCAAATTCTACGACTCAAGCATGTGACCGCTGCCGACTGAATTTCTTCGGCATCGGAACAGTACCGTCAGCGTTGAATGACTTCCAACCACGAGTCATTACGCGACCTTCTGCATACAGATTCCACGCTCGAAGAATGAACGCCAGCATTTCGAGCCCTTCCATTCTGCGCTGACGCCTTGCCGCATTCGCGAAAAGATTGCGCACATAGAGAATTGGGCTATCGGCGTCGAGATCAGCACCACTAACCAGCGCACGAGTAAACAAGTTGGCTGCTGACGCCGACTGGACTTCAGAAATCAGCATGTGCGCGACGGTCATTGCATGTGGCTTGACCACTTCTGTCAGCCCCTTGATCCCGTGCACGAATGCCGCCGAAACCACAAGTTCCGGATACAACTGGATTACTGGCACAGCACACGAATTCTGAAGCCGAGCACGCTCAGTCTTCAGGAACACCGGACTATTCGGGTCGATGTTCTGCGTGTTGTTGAGATACTGCGCCAGAATACGAGCAGCCGTAGCCATCAACTTGTCCGGCACCGCTTTGATATCAATAGAGCCGACTGCGTTGTTGCAGTAGATAGTGTCTGCCAACGTCCGTCGAAGCGCGCCGTCCATAACGTCAAACGCGTTATTAGGCAGGCCGAGTTCGATACGGAACAGCATCGGCTTCTTTTGTTCTTGCGGGATATTCGGGTCTTCGAAAATCCGCCGCACCGCGTCGAGCCGGTGCTGGCCGTTTTGACCGCCCGTGTTAGAGAACGACAACGTGTTGGACACCACGTTGTGAACCCAGCGGCCGGTCAACATCTGGCCCATAATAAACTGTACGTTGGCCTCAGACCGCCGCCGATTGTGCTCGTGAAATTCCATCAGCCGGCGAGCAACAACGCCGTCTGCCACAATCCACTCGTCGTTTTCGAACCGCTGCGGCGTTTGCTGGTCTGGCGGAATAGGTCGACCGCTGGCGTCGACCGTACTCCCGGGAATGGTGTGTGGTAAAGTTCGGCGATTGGTGTCGCGGGGTAGGTTGCGCAGCATGTCCTGCGCAAGCAAATTCCGCGACACCGCACCGTAATCAATATTTTCCAGCCCGCGCTGGAAATTTCTATCCGTGCGTGACATGTTGTCCTCGCTGTTAGGGCTTCTTTTTCTTGATGATAGTGCGCTTGTTCGGCGCTCCGTCTGCCGGTGCAAGTGTTACGAAGGCAGAAGCGATGGCCTTCAATACACCGCCGTCTATTTCAACCGGCGTATAAGTGTTGTCTTTGTTCTTCTGCACGACTCGGCGCGGGCCGCGCGTTGTGCAGTACAGTTTGCTTTTGCCGGTACTGCTCACAGTCGGCATAGTTTGAAGCGGCATGCGGATTACAACCACGCCGTCTTCAAGCGTTACCGACATTCGTTTCGAGCAGCCGACCGTAGTTATTGCAGCGCGACTGTCATCTTCAGGCGTCGCTGCCACAATCGCCGGCTGCTTAGACTTTGCCGCTTTTACATTGCTGGACTTTTTAGGCGTCGTCGGGATCAGTGGTGGGCGTGTAAGTGACATACTGTCGCTCCTGTTTACGCGACTGCCGTTTCCGTTGTGGCGGGATCGTTATCTTCGCTGGGTATTTCGTGTTCGGGCAGTAGTTCGTACAGGCCCATCTCGATATCCAGCAGCAGAAAACGATCTGTGCCGTCATAGATACGGCAGCGCATGTGGGGGTCTGTCGGTTCTCCTGCGCGATGCTCGTGCACCAGCAGCGGCACAACGACCATAAACAACCCTTCTGGAATCGTGTCCAGAACGGAGTCTGGGATTGTGCGGTTGTACTTCATCAATTTGTCCGAGACGTAGTTGATCTTTTTCAGCGTCTCAAGATTGAGATACTTTAACTTTCTTCCGGCCATTGGTTTTCTTCGCTTTCTTTGGCTGTAGCAGTTTTTCAATGTTGGCGTTTTTTGCAGTCACGGGAACGACCATATACGCGCCCCGCGCCATTTCATGCAGCGAGCACTCGTCGTCCAACCGCTTACCCGATATGCGGCGTAAACCACCGCGGTGCGGCTGCATTTTTTTGAACTGTGGCGTGCTTTCAAAATAC